GCACACGCTCCGCATGTGCCCCGCCGTTAAAGCCTGCAGACCGTGGTGGGTTAGCAGGCAACCCAAGGCATCCGTGCCTTGGCAGCGCGGTAAAGGGGGGCGGTTTGCATGTGGTTTGCCCGCCTACCTTTATCGCGCCCCGACAGCACTGTGGTGGTGTGTGCCGGGAGGAATTGGGCGACCTTCAGGTCGCCTTTTTTCTAAGCCTTATGCAGCAGCTTGGAATACAGGAGCCGGGAACAGGTCTGGTAGATCCGGGCGCAGCTCATGGGGCAGAACTTTGCCTTCCGAGGCTCGAGCGACAGAATGAACACGCTCTGTAGGCACCCGACCCGTCTTGAGCCACTTCCAAACGTGCGGCTGCTTGACGTTGCAGCGACGAGCCAATTCAGATTGGTTGTTACCACAGACCTCAAGAACTCGCATTAGCGCGGCGTGACCCTCGGAAATCGAGCCGGTGGCCGGCATAGTTTGTTCAAGGCGATTTGTAGTCATAGGAACACCTCAATGAGTAAACGCCGCAGAGATTATAACCTAGAGATTAATTGGTCAACAACTTTAGCTGTTGGACATTCTATAACTACAGTTATAACCTTCTCCTATGAACTATTTAGATGAAACTCAGCTACCTACCCTCGCAGATCGCCTGAGTTACGCGATGTCTCAGCGCAATATCAGCCAAGAAGCCCTAGCTTCAGTTGCTGGATGCACGCAAGCCAGCATTCAGAAGATAAGCTCTGGGAAATCCCAAAAAAGCCGATTTTTGCCCGCAATAGCACGAGCACTTCAGGTCGACATAGATTGGCTTGAGCTGGGGGTCATACCTAGCCCCCAATCAACCAACGAAACCACTCGCAAGCACCGCTCACACGACGGGACCCCTTTTGTTCTGGGCGAACTTTCGTTATGGGACGATTTAACCCCTATGGATGCGGGAGAGATCGCTCTGCCTCTTTATAAGGAAGTTGAGATAGCGTCAGGGCTAGGAAAATCGTCGGTTCAGATTGACGATGGGCGCAAGGTTTGGTTTTCCAGCTACACGTTGCGCAAAGCAGGCGTAGATCCCTCTAATGCAGCTTGCGCCACGAACACGGGTAACTCTAACCATCCACTAATCCTGGACCGCGCGACCCTAGGAGTTGACAAAGGAACGACGAAAATCATCGAAGGGCAAATCTATGCGCTCGACCATGACGGTCTTTTGCGGGTCAAATTTCTTTACCGCATCCCCGGTGGCATTCGCCTAAGAAGCTTCAACCGCGAAGAATTCGCTGATGAAGACTATTCCTTCGAGGAGGTGATGGAACAACGTATTCAAATAATAGGTAGAATTTTTTGGTGGTCCACCTTAAACCTCATAAATTCCTCGCTTCTCCCCAAAAATTAATCGCTAGGTTATTGCGCCAAATTAAAACCTAAGTTATTTTTGCCCCACTCTCCCACCACAGAGCGAGGCAATTCCCATGCAAACCGCAACCTTGCACGTCTTACCAACGTGCGCAGAAAGCCGCGTTTTCGAGGTGCGCCGCCTAGCCATAATCCACGGCTGCGCCTTCGCCCCTACCAAACGCAAATCAACCACCAGCCCAACGCCAACCCCCTTCAATCCAGACGATGGAGGGCGTGCAGCATGAGTAGACTATCTCTCAACGCCAGCGCCTACATCCGTCTACAGGCTCAGGTAAACCTTAGCGGCACCTTCAATCACACCCTGCATTCGTGTGATGGCTGCCAATNCGTAGCGGCTCAGGTNGAGATCGAACANTGCACCGCCGGCATCACGGTGATGGTGCGCATCTGCGGGACGCNCAATACATCAGTCACTCTCGATAAGCACCGCAAAAACAACGCCACGCGCGTTGCGAGCTTTATCGAAGGTATCGCCAATGGCCGCAGCCCCACCGGTGTGCCCGACGTAGATGAGCATGAAGCTGTCAGCGATATAGAGGCCACCCTACGTCTGGCTATCCGACGTGGGCGCGGCATCTACCACCTGATCGCCGACGAACTAGTGCCCTCCCTCCAGATCCAGCGCAACCCACGCGGCGGCTATATCGCCACGCTCGAACTCGACGACGCCGGCTACTTGTTCACCCTGCCCGCCGACAACCAGCGCGCCTACGCAATCCTGGCTGAATACCTTAACCAATTCCTGCAAGGCTACCGCGATAGTCTCGCAGCCGCCGCGTGAGGTACCGCAATGAGCCTATCCCTCAAACGCGTAGCCGAACGCCTAGGTCTGGGCCACCGCAAGCTGATGCAACGCATGCGCGAGAAAGGTCTGCTGGATAAATACAACCTGCCAGCGAATCCAGCCGCGACTAAAGACTTTCTGGTCACCCGAGAAAGTCGCTGGTTTCACGAGAAGCACGGCATGCAATACAAACGCACCACCCGCGTGACTGAGATCGGCATCTCCTGGCTAGCCAACCAGATCGGGATTGAACGCCCCGCCCCACCTGCCGTGCCTGACCCGCGAGAAGTCGCGTAATGAGACAGCCCGAACCATGGCCGCGCCAGTACGCCCGTCAGATCACGGCAATGCGAACCCGCGAGGAACGCATCGCCGCGCTGGCAGAAGTACCGGAGCACCTACGCGATCTGGTACGCACCCACGTTGAGATCGCCTGGAACCACCCCCGAGGGAACACACATGGACCGCAAACTGATTGACACCCTATTGATCGAACTACTGAATCTGCCTGAAGAACGTCGTACGGCTGAGAAAATTCTTGCCAACCTCACCCTGGCCGCCACCGCCGCCGACGTTTCCCTCACCATCACCGGCACACCGCTGCAAATCGAGCACCTACAACTGGCGGCTGCTCTCGACCAACTCGTGATCGACCTCGGCCCAAACTACCGTGCTCGCGCCATGCTGCGCCTTGGAAACGGCATTGAGGGCGTTGAACTGGGTGCCGTTCTCGAACCGCTAGACAGCACCTCACCACTGCCGCGTTTCGTGGCGTTTGGCAGCACGGCACGTACAGCACTGGCAGCCATCAACCGTGACATACGAGCGAGCCACCAACCCGGCACTAAAGAACCGACGCAACGTAAATCCGGAAAGCTGACGCTCGGCACGCTCAAGGCGCAAGTAGATAAGGCGAATGCAGCATGACGGCCTGCGTACAGCGCGAACTGCGCCTGCCGATAGCGCCCAGAAGTCAGACCGTTGACCTGTTGTACCGAACGCTCGGGGATCTACTCGTACCCGTCGAACAGGTACGTGAACGCTACTTCAGCAATCTCAACCAGGACAACTTCACTCGCGCACTGGCAAGCGGCCGTGTAGCGCTACCCATCACCACTCTGGATACCAGCGCCAAGCGCCCCCGCTTTATCGACATCCGCCATCTGGCCATCTTCATTGATACGCAGGCAGATGCTGCAGACGAGGAGCTGACAAACACTCAACCCCAGCCAGACGAACGATGACTTTTTGACCGACACACTTCGATAACAGCTGCACCACCGCAACCGCTGCACCACCAGCCAAGCGGAACACAACAGTAGGAGCAAACCACATGACTGCATTTGAAATTTTCGCATTGATCAGTTTCGTAATTGCGCTCGCCATTCTTTACTGGGTCGGGTATCGAGGCGGATTGAAGGATGGCTGGAGTGAAGGCTACGACGACGGACACGCCAAGGGCTACATCGAGGGCATTGAGGAGGGCGAGTCGTCGAGTGCTACCGCTCTTGAAAAGGCCACGCGCCGATGCGAACGCCTGGAACTGATTTTGATCAGGGAACCCCAGGACCGTCAGATCCTTCTGGCCATCGCGGGAAAACTCAAACTCGCCGCCGACTTCTTTCAAGCGATCAAATCGGAAGGCCACGCAACTCACGCACTCATTCTGCGCGACCACGCTTTGAGCATGGCCACCGAGTTGGATTCCTTCTATCAGGAGGATGCAGCATGAGTCGCACTATCCCAATGCTGCGTCTGACGCCCCAGGCCGCTGGAACACTGCAACAGCAGTACTCCAAGGCTATGAAGGAACTGAACGCAATGACTCGCCATAACAAAGAGTTCGACCGGCAACTGAAAGCGCTGATCGGTTACGACGCTCTCCGCGAATTGCATAAGGCAGCTGACAACGCCCTGCTGCTGGCCGATCTCGTGAAGGAGGCCGCATGAACTGGATCCTCACCCACACCGGCAAGCATTTTGACCTGTTCGAACCTGACGCCGACATGATCGACCCACGGGATATTTCCCACTCACTGGCACACCTCTGCCGCTTCAACGGTCACACCCGCGATTTCTACAGCGTGGCGCAACACAGCTGCATCGTCGCCGAGCTGGTGCCGGAAGAACACAAGCTCGCGGCCTTACTCCACGACGCGCCAGAGGCGTACCTGGGCGACATGACCAAGCCACTTAAACAGTGGATACATGCATACCAGGACTTTGAAGACTGGGTATGGCAACGCGTGTGCCAGCGCTTCGACATTGCTGCAGAACTTCCTGCATGCGTTCACCAGGCCGACTTGATTGCGCTGGCCACCGAACGCCGCGACCTCATGCCAACCGATCCGGCTATCTGGGACTGTTTGGTCGGCATACAACCTATGACCGAAATCATCCGTCCATGGCCTGCCGCAGAAGCCCGACTCACCTACCACCAGCGCCTGATGGACCAACTCGCTGTCGAACATCGGAGGAAAGCGGCATGAAGAACCAACAGGAAAACACCTGCGCCCTGCCCGCTTTGCTCCGCAGCACCAGTGGTGTCGACACGTCAGAAACAAACAGTCTCTGCTGCGCAGCAGCAGGCATTATTGCTCCTTCCAGCGCCACTGCCGAGGCACGTATACCCCACGAAAAGCTGCGCGGGGCAGCGGTCAGTGATGCAACGCTTACCGCTTCGGGACGCCCGCCCGCGCAGCCTGTCGTGGGGTATATGCACGTTTCGGGGAATTGCTGCTTTGCCGCGCGGGAGGCCTCCCATGCTTAAGCGCACCCTCACCCACTTCCATCTTTGCTGCGGCCTCGGCAGCGGCGCTGCTGGTTTCAGCGACTCCAAACCGGTCCTAGGACCTGTGCAAGCTGAATGGCGCTGCCTGGGTGGCGTCGACGTCGACCCCGCCGGGTTGCGCGATTTCCAAATGATGACCGGTGTGCCTGGCACGCTTATGGATCTGTTCACACGCGAGCAGTTCACCGCGTTCCATGGCCAGCAGCCTCCCACCGGTTGGAAGGAAGCCACCGCCGAGGATCTGCGCCGCGCTGCCGGCAACGAAGATCCGGATGCAGTGTTCATCAGCAGTCCCTGCAAGGGTGCCTCGGGCCTTTTGTCCGAGACCATGAGCCAGACGCCCAAATACCGGGCGCTCAATGAGCTGACGTTGCGTTGCGTATGGCTGATGTGCGAAGCCTGGAAGCACAACCCGGTGTCGCTGATCGTGTTCGAAAACGTACCGCGCTTGGCCACTCGTGGCCGGTACTTGCTGGACCAGATCACCAAGCTACTAAGGCACTACGGCTACGCGGTGGCTGAAACCACCCACGACTGTGGCGAAATTGGCGGGTTGGCCCAGAGCCGCAAGCGCTTCTTGCTGGTGGCCAGGCACGTCGAGAAGGTGCCGGCGTTCCTGTACGAACCAGAGAAACGCAGCCTGCGTGCCGTCGGTGACGTGCTGAGCCGCATGCCCCTGGCAGGCGATATAGATCAGGCTGGGCCGATGCACCGCGTGCCGGCGTTGCAGTGGAAAACATGGGTACGCCTGGCCTTGGTCGAGGCCGGGAAGGATTGGCGCAGCCTGAGCCGGTTTGCGATCGAGGACGGGCACCTGCGCGACTTTGTGATCGTGCCTGACTACCACAACGGCGTACTCGGGGTTGTCGATTGGGACGATACAGCCGGGGTGGTTGCAGGTGCGAGCCGCCCAATGAACGGCAAGTTTTCCGTGGCAGATCCGCGACCCACCAACAAATTCGAGTACACCCAATTCGGCGTACTGCCCTATGACCGCCACTGCGGTGTCGTAACCGGTCAGCGCAGTCCGGGGCAAGGGACGTTCAGCGTTGCTGACCCGCGCATGACCGGCGAGCGCCACAATAATGTGTTCCGCGTGGTACGCAATGACCAAACCGCCGGCACTGTCACTGCAGGACACGGGCCGAGCTCTGGCGGGCAGGCCGTGGCCGACCCTCGGCAACCGTCCAAGGGTTTCGGCAAGTACCTGGTCACCGACTACAGCAAGCCGGCCGGCACCGTCATCGCCGGCAGCACCACCGGGCAAGGCGCTTTCGCCGTGGCAGATCCCGCCTATAAAACATGGCACCCGAATGCCAGCACGCAAAAGTTGCGGATCACGCCCTGGTGCGAGAGCGCCAAGACCGTGACTGGCTCGCAACAGGTTGCCAGCGGCGCGTTATCGATCGCAGATCCTCGCCCAGGAATGTCGCGCAGCAAGGGCGATGCGTACCTGACTGGCGGGCATTACGGCGTGGTCGAATACAGCGCACCGGCCGGCGCCGTATCTGCCAGTGCTTGCCACGATAACGGCCGCTGGTCAGTTGCCGATCAGCGCATGCCGGCGCACAACGATCGACTGACCTGCATGATCACCAGCCTCGACGGGACCTGGCACCGGCCGTTCACCACTCTGGAGTTGGCCGCGCTGCAATCACTGTTCGACCCAGAAGATCACTGGTCAGCAGATCCACAGACCGCCCATGAGATCGAGCGCATGCAGCGCGTTCGCAAGATTGAACAGGCGGGAGTCTTCCGTCTGGACGGAATCAACGACGGCCAGCACCGGGAGCGGATTGGCAACGCCGTACCACGCGCAGCGGCACGGGCAATGGCGGATGTGTTCGGCATGACGCTGCTGCTATCCGAGGCAGGAGAGACGTTCATGCTCAGCAACATTTCGGTTTGGGTGCAGCCGGTGGCGATTGCGCTGAGTGTGGCCCAGCAGGAGGTTGGCGTATGACCGTTTTCCTACTGCTGTACCTGTGCGCGGACGCAACCCGTACAGACTGCCAGGTGGTGAAGGCTGATAGCTGGAAGGGACCTCACGCCTACGAGCAATGCATTGACGTTCTGCCTGATCTGACCAAGGCGCTGACTGCGCCCAACCGGAAACGACACAGATTCGTGTGTGAGATCCAATCCGACGGAGCACAACCCGCAGAGCAGAAGCTCCTGCCGTCGCGCGCTCATCAATCGTTTCGGATGTAATAGGAGAGGTGCATCAATGAATACTCAGAAAATCGCTCCATTATTGCGCTGCCCCTTTTGCGGAAGTAGTGCTCAATTCGCAAACGATAGTGACGGCGGCCATTGGATTGAATGCAAGCACGAACGATGCAGAGCCCCCACCAACATCCGCTACAGCATGAAGGAGGACTGTAAACCTTTGCTGGCCGAACAGTGGAACAATCGCGTCCGCAAAAAAAATATTATCAGGCCAACGACCCGCGACTTGTACTTTCTAATCATAATGTTGGTAGACCTGAGAAGCGCCACTACAAGAGAGGAGATTGCTCGGTGTGGAGCGTTGATCGGGGGTTTTTTAGCAGCATGTAGCGACTTTAAAGTTATTCAAAAAATGGAAGTGGATAGGCTAATCCAACTCAAGCGTAACGCTACAAAATATCGCGAAAAAGAGTTGGCCGCGTTTGAAAGTACTATCGTCCCGCACGCACCTCCACCCTGGCAAGTTGCCGTTGCTTCGGGAGTGCACCAATGACTACGCAAAACATCGTCAGCGTGAGCGGCGGCAAAGACAGCACGGCGACGCTACTGGTAGCCATTGCCTTAGAGGCACCCAATCTGCAGGCCGTCTTCGCGGACACCGGCAACGAGCACCAACAGACCCACGAGTACCTGGATTACCTGGAACAAGCTACACGCACGAAAATAACCCGCGTGCGTGCTGATTTCACCCAGCGTATTGAAGGCAAGCGCCGATTCATCGAATCGAAATGGCGGGCGCAAGGCATAGCAGAGGAGGTAGTGCTGGCAGCGTTGGACGTGCTGCAGCCAACCGGTAACCCGTTCCTAGACCTGTGCATCTGGAAAGGCCGGATCCCTAGCCGCAAAGCCCAGTTCTGCACCATGGAGCTGAAACGCGACCCTATGTTTGAACAAGTAGTCATGCCTTTGATGGGTGCCGGCGACATGATTCTGAGCTGGCAGGGTGTGCGCGCAGAGGAATCGCTTAACAGGCGATATTTGCCCGAGTGCGACGAAGTTGGTGACGGCCTATTTAACTACCGGCCGATCTTAAAGTGGGATATTCCAGCCGTGTTCGAAGCTCACCGCTACATGGGTATCAAACCAAATCCGCTTTATTCCCAGGGCATGGGGCGCGTCGGCTGCATGCCCTGCATCAACTGCCGCAAGGATGAGTTACGCGAAATTGCCCTTCGATTCCCTGAAGCGATTGACCGTATCGATCGCTGGGAGCGAACCGTCCAGCAGGCCAGCAAGCGCGGTGCTGCCACGTTCTTTGCCGGATCAAATGCCAAGCATCCGAAAGGCTCTATCGCGGACATGACTGCCATTGAAGTCATGGAGATCGCAAGCATTCGCCAGGCCGTTGAATGGTCCAAGACAGCCCGAGGCGGCATCCAATACGACCTACTGATTGCTACTGACGCCTCCGCCTGCTCCAGCGCCTTCGGGCTGTGCGAATCGGCCTGGGAGCCAATAACCGTGGAGGCAGCATGAGCGCAGCCCGTGTACTAGAGTTTGAAGACTTACAACGCGTAACCGGATATAGCCGCCGGGCTGACGTTGAAAAAGCGTTGCGCTCCCAAGGCATTCGAATTTTCAGTGGGCGAAGGGGGCCATGGACCACGGTGGATTTGATCAACCAGGCGGGCGGGCTAAAACCCGTGGATACCGACAGCTACAGTGCGGACATCGTATGAAACGTGGTCGAAAGCGCCAACACAATCCAAACATCCCTGGGCACATTGACCAGACGGCTTTGCCGCGTTCGGTGTATTTCGACCATAGGGGCGCTGGGTGCTGGTACATCCTGTATTTCAATGAGGCCGGGCGGCGACAGCGGCAGAACCTTTGCGCGGGCAACGTGACGCTTTCAGAGCTTCACCGCCTCATTGAGGAGCGCAACGGCGTAGACCGCGACAGCCTGCAATACCTCTGTGATGAGTTCCACAAGAGCGACCAGTACAAGGTCCTCAGCGATAAAACCCACGACGACTATGTCTACTCCCGCGACGTGCTTCTAGCGTTTCCGACGAAGCTTGGCAAACCGCTGGGCGAACTGGCGGTGCTCAAATTCACGCCGGCGCTGGTCCAGCGCATCATCGACAAGATAGCCCAGGATGGCACCCCCTCCAAAGCCGCCCACTCACTGCGCTACCTGCGCCGCGTGATGCAGTGGGGCCGTAACCGTGGTTTTGTGAAGGACAACCCGGCCAAGGGCATTGAGTCGCCGAAAGAACGCAAGCAGCGCAGGCTGCCAGACTCCAGCGTGATGGTGAACCTAATTAAGTTTACGCAACAACAGGGCCAGTTGAAGCGCGGCGAGAAAGGCGCGTGTTCACCTTACCTATGGTATGTGATGGAAATTGGGTACCTGTGCCGGCTACGCGGGATCGAGACGATAACGCTCACTGACGAGAACGAACTTGCCGAAGGCGTGCTCACTAACCGCCGCAAGGGCAGCCGGGACAATATTGTCCGTTGGACGCCTCGACTGCGTGCGGCCTGGGATGCGGCTAAGGCTGTGAGGACCAGCACTTGGGAGAGAATGAAGAAGCCAGTACCGTTCCGGCCTGGACAGCGCTTTCTGATTGTTTCAGCTAGCGGTGGACCGCTGTCGAAATCTGGCCTTGATACCGCATTTCAGCGGCTGATCAGCCAGGCAATCGAAAAAAAGGTACTTACAGAAGAACAACGGTTCGGAATGCACGACTTTAAGCGCAAAGGCATTACAGACACTGTTGGCACTAGGGCAGACAAGCAGCAGGCATCAGGGCACAAAGATGAATCTATGATGGATGTATACGACCTGAGTTTGCCCTTAGTCAATCCGTCTTCAGATTGACTACTGAGCCTCATCGGCTTTAGTCCAGTCTAACGGCGGGGACTCGCCGGTAACTGCTCCCGCACTATCGATGGCGTATACATGCACAGCTTTGGCAAGCATCCGGCTATAGCCAAGCGTGATTTTCTTCTCTTTTCCCTTAGTATGCTCACTGTCGGCGTATGCCACGATTTCAGCATGGTGAGGATTACCTGGACGATCTCCCTTCGCTTGGGTTTTCTCTTCCCACACCAGCAGGTGTATGGGGTCTCCAGGCTTAAGGACCGGCTGCTTTTCAAGGCCAACCTGCTTTAACAACGAAACCTTTATCTCACCAACTCCTGCCACGTCGCGCTCCGGTCTTCCCGGAGTTTCAAGCGTAGCCTTGACCAAGCTTATTGAAGGCGCAATACCTAATAAATCAATTCGTGTCACTGACACGTTGGCGCCTTGAAAAAGGGACGGAGCTCCTCGTTTTGTCTCTGCGTCCCATTTTTCTTCTACTATCGCTCGAATGACCGTTTCATTGTCACTCAGCAACACTTCCCGTGCCGGATATTTCTCATCCGGTTGCGCGTCTAGACTCATAGAGGTCAGAGCTCGGCGACGATGCTATATATTCTCGCATCATCGACAGCAAAAATTTCATCGTGCTCATCCGTGGCCAGCTCGATCTGCTGCTCTCCAAAAGCCATGTCTAGCGTTGAACCGTTATCAAGCTGCCAACTAGCTACGATTTCCCCGTCTGAGCCCAAAAACAGGCTTGGCTTGTTGTTAAGTGGCACGCCTCTCTCAATGAATGCCGAGAAGTTTGCGAGAGCAGCAACGCTCATTGCTCGAGAACCCTCCCCATCCCAATCATCTTCCGAGCGGACGAGACGAGATAGTCGAGTAATGCAGCGCTCGTCGAGCTTTTGGCTAAGCCATACAATCCACGCTGCCTTGGCAGCCATCTCCGTGGTTAACACACCTTCTAGATTGGGCTGCGCATGTACCATTTTGATACGCTCTGAGAAAGCATAATCTGTAAGCACTGTGATGCTAGGGAGCACCTGACTTTGCAGCGGCCAACCAGCCTTCACTAGTTCCCAAGCATGACCCAACGCATCATAGCTTTTTTGGACCACTCCGCGGTCGGAACTAATAATGTTCGGCAGCGAGGATGTGCGGCTATAACCTGTCTGGCCCGCGGTAAATCTAGCAGAGTTTATGTTCGTGCTGTAAACACTCATTTCGCACCTCCAATGGGGCTCATCTTTACTGCTATCCGCTCTGTGATCCCGACAAAAACTTTATGAATCACATTGCGAGCGCTAGAAAAACTTTCCATGATTTCCTGAACGTTTGCACCAACCAGCCCTTCAATCACGACAACATTCTCCAAAATGTAGCCTTTATTACCTTCAATTTCACCCTCTGCCATCTGAAGCTGCAAGCTGCCAAATGCGAGCGGAACGGTAATTTGCATAACCGGCAAGGCAACACTGCCCGTATTGGATACTTCGCGAAGAATTTCTGGGACTTCAATTTTGAACCCAAACACGTCCGTAAGGAACTGAAGATGGCTCGCATCACCAGTTAGGTCCTTTTTGAAGGCATCGATATATCGAAGTATGAGCGAATAGCCTTCCACTTTAGTTTGCTGGGATTCGAGCAGAATTCTGACCCCCTGCTCTACAACTGGCGCGAAGTCATCCCAAGACTTGTAGGGCTTAACAGCGTTCACAGTAAAGATACCGGTGCCAATCTGAAACAAGGTAGATGGCAAATGCTCGCGCCCTGAGTCAACCGCCCCACGAGCGCTATACCTGTACCTGACGATTGGCGCCTCAGCCGGGGCTGGAAAACCCTCGGGGATGAGACGCTCAGAAGCGCCATAGCCAATCGCGGACATAGCGCTGTTAACAGTAGGGAGTTGCTTCTCGAAAGAATCGTTGCTTCCAGGAAAGGAAAAACCAGCAGGAAAACCTGGTGGCATGGCCATCAGCGATGCAGGATTTTTCCAACGGAGCTCAGCTACGAGCTCAACGAGGGGCGGGTTGTCGAATCTTTCATTCATGAGGGATTGACTCATCCTGATTTGGCGTGAAGGTCGCCATTTGATCCAGGGTTCATGCCCTAGGTGCCGAGCAAAACTTCTTGCTTCAGTACCATCCACAAAGCACTCCGTTAGCTTTGTGGATGGTACTAGAACAATATCACCGGGGGGGCCTATCTGGCTACATGCCCACGTACAATAAGGTAGGCATGCCTAGATTAATGCAGCTCGCAGCCTACCCTTCACGTACATAAAAACTACGTAACTCTATGATTTACTTCATCAGCACAGCTGACTTGTAATCAGTAGGTCCCGGGTTCGACTCCTGGTGCCGGCACCATACAAGGTTCCAGAGAAGGCTTTCAAAATCTCTGGAACCCCCGAAAAACCCGCCTTCTGGC